CCTGTCCATCGACAAGTTCTCCGACGTGGTGCAGGCCATCCACATCATGCAGCAGCAGATGGGCATCACCGGCACCACCGCCAAGGAGGCCGCGACAACCATCGAGGGCTCCGTCGGCATGATGAAGGCCGCATGGCAGAACTGGCTGGCGGAACTCGGCAAGGACAATGCCGACATCAACGGATTGACCAAGCAGCTGGTCGACTCGGTCGGCACGGTCATCCAGAACGTGGGTCCGCGCATCGCGCAGATCATCACCGGCATCACCGCCGCACTGCCACAACTGTTCTCCTCATTGGGCAGCACCCTGCCGGCACTGGTCATGCAGATCCTTCCGCCAGTGCTCGGAGCGTTGGGACAGCTCGGCACGATGCTGCTGACCAGCGCGACGACATGGATCTCGACGAGCCTGCCGCAGCTGCTCGCCCAGTTCCAATCGTGGGTCACGTCGAGCCTGCCGTCGTTCCTGCAAACCGGATTGACGATGATAACGAACCTGTTGCAGGGCATCGTGCAGGCATTGCCTCAGATCGCTTCCACGGCTGTCATCGTGCTGACGACGCTGCTGGACGGATTGTCGGCCCAATTGCCGCAGCTCATCCCCATCGGCATCAACGCCGTCCTCAACCTCGTGCAAGGCATCCTCAACAACCTTCCGCAGATCATCGATAGCGGTCTGAAGCTCATCCTCGGACTGGCGCAGGGCCTCATCAACGCCATGCCCGACTTGGTAGGCAAGGCTCCGATCCTTATCGGACAACTGGTCGGTGGCATCATCAATCGTCTCCCGCAGATCCTGCAGGCTGGCGTACAGCTGCTCTTCGCACTGGCCAACGGCTTCATAGCGTCGGTGCCAAGGCTTATCGGAGCCATTCCAGGCATGGTCGGCCAGATCATGCGCGGTTTCACATCGGTTAACTGGGGTAGCGTCGGACTGAATATCATCACCGGAATCGCGACCGGCATCGCAGGCGCGGCAGGCAGGCTCGTGACTGCCGCTGTCAACGCGGCCACGAACGCGTTGGATTGGGTGAAACGCAGGCTTGGCATCCATTCTCCGTCACGCGTGTTCCGCGATCAGGTCGGTGAGATGATCGGCGAGGGCATGGCGGTCGGCATTGACGAGAGCGCGTCGAAGGTGAAGAAGGCGGCCGGACGATTGACTGGCATTCTGCCTTCGCAGGACGCCTCGTATTCCGTCGGCGTCGCCAACGCCTCGCGTGGCGTTAACGCTGCAGCCTACGGCAATGGTGGGAGCGTGACGAACATCACGCAGACGTTCAACTATCCGGCGATCGCGCCGACGAGCATTTCCACGCAGCAGAAGCTGCAGACAGCGGCCATGCCGCAATGGTGATTGGGAGGTTTCGCGCATGAAGGTCAGCTATTCTCTCAACGGCCAGCCGCTCGATTCCGAGCGGATGCGCGTGCTTGTCGGCACGACGCACTACACGGCGCTGTCGCCGATCGTTGACACCGTGCAGGTGCCAGGACGGCACGGCTTCATCGTCGGCTCGTCCATTCCGGTGTTGGATGCTCCGGAGCTGACAGTCAAGGTGGCGGCGTGGGGTGCGGATTCCGATTCGCGGATCGCACGCTTCCGCGCCATGTGCCTGTATGCGTCGAAGCTCACGCTCGGCAAAACGGAGACAACGGATGACGGCTATTCGCGCAGCATGGTCACGAGAGCGGTGTGCACGTCCTGCGAGCCGGACGATGATGAGAGGCCGTTCAGTGACCTGCGCGTCATGACCGCCGTTTTCCAATTGCCGGACGTGTTCTGGCGTGGTGTGCAGTGGCAGGAAAAGACGTTGGCCGCTACCGGCGGACTC